ATTTATTGGTGCGCTTACAATGCAGTTGACTGCTATAAGTCAAATAAATATTCCTTACTCGCTGTTTGCGTTGTTTGGAACATTTACTACTGTTGTAAGTGTACCGGTATTGTTGTGGATTAGTTATCCAAGTTTATTATTTGTTGTTATATTAGATATGGTAGTACTGCATTATGTTACACCTCTTTATACAGCCAGATTATGGTTTAGAAGTGTTTCTGATGGTATTACTTATATGTTTGCAGATGCTGCGGCGACCCTTAATTTATTAGGTTACCGTAATGTTTCTTATGTTGTTGAAAAGCTTGCTTTATTTAGAGTAAGTTTTTCACCTGCAAAGGTTAAAGTAGAAATTCAGCGAAGGTTGCTGAAGAAAGACGCAATGATAGCTCTTATTATGGGGGCCATTGTGTTAGCTGTTGGTGCGTGGTTGATATATAAGACCAAACCCAGAAGCGATAAAGCTTTTGAGGATACTGATGAAGATGAAGAAGATCGTGAAAAATACGTATATACAAAACGTAGTAGTAATGGTTATTTTTTGTCTGAGAAAAAACAAGAAAAGAGAAAAGGTGATTATGTGCCAGTCGGGCGCATAGGATTAGATGATGAAGATATTAATGTAAAGATTGAAGGTGGAAAAACTGAAGTTTCTGCTGCGGTGTTTCAAGTAGATGATTATAGATATCATGTCGAATCTGAATATAAAGATTTAGGTGTGTTGTCAACTGTAGTATTAAAGAAAAGAAGTGTTCCCCCGATTGGGAATGCTGCAATTTTTTCACAAAAGTCTTTGACGTCGAGTTGGAGTAGTTTTATTAGAACTGTACCAGTGAGGAGTTTTCTTGCGAAGTTAACTGTTCCTGGTTTCAGTCTTCCAATGAGTTGTCAAGGTATTATTATTAAACCTGGTGTTATTGAAACGTGTTTGCATGCTGTAGTGCCACTTGTTAGTGGTAAGACAGTATTGAACATAAATTTTAGAAGTGAAGTAGTATGTTTAGAGGTCTCGTTGAGACCTGGGGATGTTAGTACAAAACTACTCATGGAAGAGTATATTAAAAATGGAGATCAAGTAGGAGCGAATTTTGTTACTCGTGGTGATGTAATATTTATTAGAGCTCCTATGAAATCTGGTGTTTCTGGAGATGGTTATTTATTTAAAAGTATTCCTGAAAATTTAGTAGGTGTTGAAGTAGCTATTGTTGATAAACGAAATGATAGTTACACTATCGCTAAAGTAAGTGAACATAATGATAGAGAATTAATCTTTAATGATATGGTGAAGACGCCTGGTGCGTCTGGTGGTACGGCATGGCTGTGTATTGGTAATAGACCAATTTGTGGAGGTCACGTGTCTTATACAAGTGACTCACATCAACGTACTGTCGCTACATTATTTTGTGAAGATGATTTTAAACGTCTTGAGATGGGTGAATATGTTGGAATTAGAGGTATAGAACCTCCTGAAATTCCAAGAGCAGAAAGCTTGTCTAGAGAAGTAAATGAATTAGATTTTGCGTTTTTTGGATTATCTCGTGGATTTTTAGTTGGTTTGGTACCTAATGTGCCAACACCAAAAATGAAATGGGGTAAATTTCCGATTAATGCTGATGTTCCTGATGAATATAGAAAGGCATGGCCTACTAGGAGTTTTAGTGGTTTTGTTGAAGATCCTAAAGGTCTTACAAAACTTGAACCCGTAGGTACTGTAGATGGAAGAAATGTTGTTTATATTAATCCATATGTTTCCGTTCATAAGTTTATGAATATGGAACAAGTGGTTCGAGGTGTACGTGATGATATTGAAGAAGAAGCTGTAGAATTGTATCTGAAACATTTGTTGTTGTCAGGCAAGCCTTCTAAAGATGTATTTAAACGTATATCTATTGAAGAAGCTTGTTTTGGAAATGATGATTTTGATGGTATTAATTCAAAGGCTTCGTCTGGTTTGAAGTTTCAAGGAAAGATCCGTGATTTTGTCGATAAAGACAGAAAATGGATTGATCCTATGTTACGTGTGTCAGTTGAAGAAATTGTAGAGAAAATGGAGAGTGGTATTGGTGTAGAAGTTTTATCAAAAGCGGTACCAAAGCAAGAAGTGCGACCAGAGAGTAAATATTTTCCTCGTATCTTTTTTGTTGCTAATTTAGAATATAATATAGCTCAAAAGATGATATTTGGAAATCTGGTTACGTGGATTGCAGAAAATGGTTATCGTAATGGTATTATGTTGCGTGCTAACGCAGCTTCTAAAGAATTTTCAAAATTCTTAGAACCAATACATTCTCCTGGTGTTTCTGTTGTAGATTCAGATCAACAAGATTTTGATTTGAGACAGAATGCCAGAATACAAGGACTTGGTATGAAATTGATGCATAAATTAGAAGTGGTTGTAAATAAGATTTTTGGTACAAATGTGAGTTCTTTAGCTCATAGGTGTGCATTATCTAGTTTAGGATCTACTTTATTATTAGTTTATAGAATGTATTATTATATTAGGTGTGGTTTATTATCTGGTTTGTATTTAACAGCCTTCTTGAATTCATTAATTTCACAATTATTAGATGTTGTGTCGTTGGTGTTATCGAGTCGGTATGTAGATAGACCATTAAGTGGTGAAACTTTACATAGGTGTGTAAGAATGGGAGTTTTGGGTGATGATAATATTTTATTTGGTTCATCTGAATTTTTCTCAGCGTTGGGTTATACCCCTGCTTATATGTCTGTTGTTTGTAATGCTTATGGTTTAGTTGTTACTGCTGGTGATAAAAAAGTACTTGGAAAAGAATTTATTGGTAAGTCTGGTTTACGTTTTCTTAAAAGGTTGTTAGATATTAGTGATGATAAAAGAGTAGGTAGGCTACAAGCTAGCTTACCTCTCGCATCTATTTTTAAATCATTGATTTATGTGGATGCATCTACTCCTACTCTGCCTATTGCAGTTGGGAGTACAATATCTAATGCTTGGAGAGAAACGTTATTACTACCATTAGAAGAAAAACGTATTGCACAAAAAATAATTGAACCAATGTTTGATAAATTTTTTGGAATGTATGGATTTCGTGTTAGTAAGATGACTGAAGAAGAATTCTTAGAAAAGTATGAAAGTGGTATGTTTGCCACATTTGAATCTATGTAAAAGTAGTTGACCTTGGTGTAGGTCATAAAAGATAACAGCCAGAGCGGTGGTGGTACTTTCGAGTGCCTGCCACCTATATAATCGATCGAAGTTTATATGTGATTTAGAAATGACTTTATGAGTCACAGCTATCGCGAATTATATTGGAAACTGTTCTAGCAGCCCTAGAACTAATAGCAGGTTGTGCCTGTATCGTAAATGTCTAGTCTTGTAATGTAAACAAAGGTTTGCAAGATGAAAATACCATTTGTTACTGAAAATAAAGAAAGTGTAAATGAAGTGAGTGCATCAATGTCTGTTGATGGAATCACTAGAAATGTAAATGTAGTGCCTGAAGGGAAAGGTGATGAAGATAATGGGTATGGTAAATTAGTTGCAGGACCTGCCATGGATGGCTTGTCCAAGATACCAGTTCAATTAAAAGATTGGCTTTATTTGACTTCACTTTCGATTACTTCGGGAGTTTCTACTAGTGGGGGGGTATTTAACCCTTATGAATTATTTTTAGAGTTGGATTACGTGAAAAGAGTATTGACAGGAAGACCTGTCGGTAAGTTGTGTTTAGAACTAAGATTTAGTGCACAGCCTACTGCGTACCATTACGGTGTGGAGCTTTTTGCATGGTTGCCAAATTGTCGTGATCGACCAACCGTGTGGAATGCTGCAGCGCAGTACCCTTCTTATGCTTATTCAGCTTCAAGAAAACATACAGCTAGAATAGACCTAGCGAAGCCTACAGTCGTTACTTTGCTTTGTCCTATTGTTGATCAGTTTGGTCCTATGAGACCTTTGACTAACAATTGTAGTCCTAATTGGGCGGATGATGCTGGTAGAGTGCTTTATAATAGCATGACTGGTGGGTTATATAGACAAGACGGAGCTTATACAACGGTCTCAATTGAGGTCTTGTGTAGGCTTACAGAAGATAGTGAAGTGTATGGGTTGACTGGTGGTCAATTTTATTCTATTTCTGGTAGGTCAGAAGGGCCTATTTCGTCTGTGTTGACAGCAGCACATGCTGGTTTTGTTGCTGCTGGTAAGGCGTCAGGTGGAGTGTTATCTAAAATAACGTCTCCATTCGAGTTTATAACTTTGGTTGGTGCTACTGCGGCGAAAGCTCTCGGATTTGGTGTACCCATTAAATATGAGCCTGTAATGAATATGGGTATTAATATTAATGGAGCTACTTATGCGAGTGATATACAAAACACGGGTGATGTTTTGTCTTTCTCTGCAGCTAGTGCTAGAGGTGTATATGCTAGCCCTGGTCATGATGATGGTGATGAGTGTTCAATTGCAAATATAACAAGTAGATATGGAATTATACATGTCGGAACAATTGCTGCTGCTGAT